ATTTTTATCCATCATCTTTCCTTCTACTTCCATACGATATAATTTTCCTTGCCAAACTACATCAGCAAGAAAAGATTCTCCAACTGGTTCCGACTGTGCATCAGAACCATTCATATAGAGATTTCCATTGAAATCTCCGGCAATGTTAATACTTTCTGTTAAAAAGTCTCTAAACGATTTCATTTTAGTTACAGTTCCAACGACGGAGGGCTTTGTTGATTCTTGAATCTGGATCTCTTGCAGTTTTTGCAGAAGTCAGTTTAGACTTCATACCTTTCATTCTGCGACAGAAATTAGAACGACGTTTTGCTCTTTTTCCAGTTGGTTTCTTTTCGGTTACTGCTGTCTGAAGTTTTGAACCTGGATTCTCACGTCGATAAGCATCTACAGCTTTCTGACTTAAACCATCTGTTTTGTCTTGGCGGTTGACTTTTTGCCAGTCTTCAGTAAGATTTAATTCTTCTCTCCAGTTAGAAAATTGCTCCTTCTTCACACAACGATTATAAGGTTTTCCAAATAACTTTTGAGTTCCTTTTTTCTCATAACCTGGCCAACACTTTTTACTTGCCTCACCAATCAGTTTATTACCAAGACCTTGAGTTGCTCTTAATGGTTCTGGTTTGATAATATCAATAAATTGGACAGTATCTTTACCATCAGAATTTTGAACAGTAATAGATTCATCAACCTTATGCTCACCACTTTCAATATAATCTGCTGCAGTGTCAATATAGTCTGCTGCTTTAGTAATTTTTGATTGCACCCATGCTTCAATATTACCTTCACCCTTCATTTTTTTCTTCAACCGTCTAGCAGCAGAAATGATGGTAGAAAGTTCAGAGCGAGCCATGGAATACTCATGGTCTTTTTCTTCATTTGCTGGATGAACCTGAGCAATATCAAATTTCTGTTGATTAGATGGTTCGAATGGTATCGAGAACCAGGACCAGAACCTGGGACCAAATCTACACTCTTGTGCGGTTTCCATTTTCATGCACTTGGGGCAATATCTTTTTTCATTCTCATATATTGGGGTATCCCAATCATATGCAAGAGCGTCTGTACCCTCAGTTTTTGTTCCCCAGTTATCAGCACCAACTTTACGACACTTAACCAGTGCTCCAGATGCATACGCACTTGGCCAAACATCATAGCGAGACTTTACCTTGTGATAGCAGGCATCTTTTTTACCACTACCTTTACCTGGTTTATCTTTTGCCTCTTGCAACTCTAATTCTTCTTTCATTTTTTTCTTTGGATCTGTTGAGACATAAGTTGGTTTTGCAGCACCAGTTTTTTGTTGTTGTCCTGGATCTACTTCTTTTTTTCTTCTTGCAGCAGATAACCTTTCTGCTTTGGTCATACTTGCTCTTTTTGCTGATGAAACACATTTTGGAGTTCCTTCTCCAGGTTCATCGCTTGCACAAGTTCCACCAGTTACTACATTTACCCAACCCGATTTACCATCTTTTGATTTAGACTTACCAAACCAATCACGAAGACCCTCTTCGTGCATAGTTTCCTCATATGCAATACGCTTCATACTGTGAAGCATTTCACCTTTTTGTTTAGCAATAAGTTTAAGAGATCTTTTTTGAGCTTCTCCAGGAGCACTCATTACATTTTCATCAGGAGTTTTTTTGCCTGGTTTATCATATACATCTATATCACCATCAGCATCCCTATCAACATATTGATGAACTGCATGATGAACCAATTGTTTTATATCAAGATTAGGATCAAGTTGATGTTGGGACTTTGGAAGATGCTTTGTTTTATGTGAAAACTTAGGATATGTCGTTACTTCTTTTGACTCAGTAAACGGCGACTTCGATTGAGTCTCTTCACCCTTTGCTCTTTTTTTACGAGCAGCGCAATGAGCCTTTTGTGAAAATCCCTGAGGATTATCACAGTCTATTGATTTTTTATATTTCTTAGACCAGCTCATTAAACTATATGTTTACTCTTTATTATTTAGAAAACCTTGTTTGAGTAGTTTAGACAACTCAGATGTGGAACCAACAAATACAGCATTGTTCGTAACGTTGTTTGTGGTTTTTACCGTATCTTCCTCTACATCTTTTAATTTCTTTTGCAAATCAATTAGTTTATCTGTTACGTCTCCGACACTTTTAATTAACTGACCAGCAACTTCATATGCTCTTGGACTATCACTTTCTCCAGCAAGTTCCATGATACCATTGATTGCTTCTTGTCCCTTTTCTATGAGAGAATACAAGTTTGCACGAGTATACTCATAGTCTTTTTTAATATCATCCTGCTTTTCGTTTAAGGATGGTATTATTTCGGACTTAGTATTTTCTACTTCTACAATACTACTTTCAATGTTCAAAGCTTTATCAATCTCATCGTAATTTGGCATAATTTACTCATCAAATGTCTACTTGTCTTGTTGGACTAAACTCTTTGGCGTCTCCTAAGTAAGTCCAATTTTCATTGAACCCAAAGTCATCATCTGCTTCAACTAGTGCATCATCTGCTGCGGTAAGTCTATTGATAGATGCACTTTGTAGATGTGAAGATGCTGCAGTATCATTATACCCTCTTTGAACGTTCAATGTATCAGCATCAACAATTCCAGTAACGAGCATAATTTCACTACCAATAATAATTCTGTCGTTAACAGTAAATGGTGTTGTACTATTTACCTGTAAAACCAGGGAAGAATTATTTACATCTGAAATTAAATATGCTGAGTTATCATTGTCATAATCTTTCTTCGCTTGTGGAGTTGCAACATAACGCATTTCACGTCTAGCAGTTCTCGTATTGGTATCACTGTAAAGATCAACTTGAACTTTCTTGATGAGACCCTCAGAACTATCTGCGATTGGACCAAACAGATAAGTTTTTGCTGTAAACTGCAATGTATAAATTAGTGCTCTTCGACTTGAAAAATCTCCTTCATAATCATCTTGAAAATTAATGCTGTCTAAAGTAATTGGAATATCTCTCTTTTCACCAATTGATTCAACCAAATCAACAGTTACATTGAAGGCTGGTTGAAAATATGGTAATATCTGCTCAACTATTTGAAGAGCATCATCATTCAATTTGCAAAGTATGCTAAGTTCAAATCCAATATTATATGGTACAGGCATAAAAACCTTTTTAATGTTTGCACCATCACAAACTTTAAATGTCTGAGTTATGCTGCTTTTTCTTGTTGCATCATATTGAATTGAAACCATTTCAAAAGACATTCTTGGTAATGTAATTTGAATTGGTTTATTTAATTCGGACTGCTGCTCCAAGCGAGCCAAAAACTTTTGAACAGGACCATATGCTAATGGAACCCGCATATCACTAATATTGTTATTATCTCCGTCTTTATGTCTGATATGAATTTGATTAAAAAGAGTGCCAAAAGCTATGATTGTCTTTCTAATTATTTCGTGATAATAGTAAGTTCCTAACATTAATAACTACCAAATGGATTTGATTCTGAAAAATCTAAGATAAGGTCTGCTTCTTCTTCAATTTCATCATTTTGACTATATTTATCATAAAGATCCATTTGGTTAAATGTTTGAACCGAATATATTGCTCCAGACTCTTTTCCAACAATGGTTTCTCCAGGGAGGAAACCTTTTGTAGTGCTTCCAATACCAACAAAAGAAATTTTAAGAATCTTAGTATCTTTATCCCACTCTTTAACTCTTGCTCTAGTTCTTGATCTAGTTCCCTCAATTACTTCATTAAAGAGATATGTTCCAATTCCTGTTATTAATGTTGGATTTGCAATTGTAATGATTGGTGTTGAAGTATATCCAATACCAGGATTTGATACATATATCGATCTAACAACATCATTAGAACCAACTCTACCGACAGATGCTATTCCAACTGCGGTTACACCAATACCTGCAACTCCAGGAGCACCAACTGTTATTACTGGTGAAGTTGAATATCCAACACCACCATCCGTTAAAATGAACTTAATAAGACCATTGTATGTGGTTTCTACAGAACATGTTGCTGCTGCTCCAGCGCCTCCACCACCATATATTGTTATAGTTGGTGGTACAGTGTAACCAACACCAGCATTTGTTAGGTAAATTCTTTCTACAGAACGAACACCTGCTCTAACTGTAGTAATCGCAACTGCGGAAGCATTATTATTTGGATTTCCAGTTGGCGATGTGCTAATAGCAACAATGGGATCTGAAGTGTATCCAGAACCATCATTATTTAAGAAAATCTCTCTAATATATCCTGTACCAACGGACGCAGTAGCAGTAGCAGTTACACCAACACCAACCAGTTGTAGAGTAGTGATATATCCTTCTTCTTGAACTTGAGTATCAATCTCATCAATAGAAGTGTCGATAATTTCATCTTCATATTCAAAGAGTTCACACTTAAGTTCATAAACATATAATTTTCCTAGTTGATAAAAAGGTTGTTCGTGTTCAACAAACTTAACTTCAAACAACCTTTGACCTAATGGAAAATATATTAAGTCTCCTTCTCTTGGACGAGTAGAAACTTCAATTTCAGATTCTTCAGTTCCATCATCCAAACCACCTAAAAATGGAGCGATAAAGTCTTCAAATCTTTCTTTAGATATTGTGATGAGTAACTCATCTCTTAGACTCATACCAAATTTTGTTAAAATATCCCCTGCTCCAGAATACCCATCATATGTGTTTACATATGCCTCTAAGGCAAAGTTATCATCAAATCTTGAAGACTGTATCTCTTCAATTATAGTTTTTCTTTTTACAAATTTTCTTGGGATATAAACTACTTCGACACCATACATCCTCAACTGCTCATTTACTAAATCTTGCAGTAGACGTTGTTCGCTGGGTGTTCCTTGTAAGAAAAAAGGGTTAAGTGCCATTATCCAATAAAGTCGTATGGTGGTAGCTCATGCTCCAGAGCCATGACTTGTTTCAGATTTTCTAGTTCTCTCTCAGCATCTTCATATAGTTCTCTTCCATTAAATTCAATACCACCAGGAAGTTTAACTCCTCTGAACTTAATTAAGTTTTGACCCCATTGCCTCTTAATTAATGCAGTCAGATATTTTTTGATAAAACTATCATTATAAATCTTAGAAAAGTTTGTTGGGTCTAGTGCTCTATAACAATCAATGACCAAATATTTTCCTACACTTTGAGCACCCCAGTCAATATCCAAATATAGTCTGTTTTGTCTCTTATTAAAACGAACTTGCTTATCTGTGGTTAATAGAAAGTCAATATCTTCTAGATAACTTTTAACCATCGAATATTGTAAGAGTTCAACTGAGTTAAAATAATACAAGTCATTTAAGAATAACTGATATTTAATACTAAACATTCCACCAGAAATGGAACTAGTATCAAACTTAAATACTTTTTCAATTCCTATGACTGAATCTGGAACTTGAATATAGTTTGATGTCTCATAGAAATTGAATGTAGTTGTTCCGTATCCAGGAATGGATGAAGAACCTGTAGTTGTAACAATACCTGGTCCTGAAGTATTTCTTGCAGAACCTCTATCTATATCAGCTTGAGTAATCTGATATTTGAGATACATTCTTTCAACACCATCAAAATGTCTCTCATTAAAGTATTGAATGGCGTCATCAACTAGATCATCAATTTGATCATCATCTACGTTTATTTCTAGTACAGGCGCACCTAAGCGTCTCAGACAATAATCAATGAGTTCTTGTCTAGTTGATGGTTTCGCCATTTTTTACTTACCTTCTTTCTTGGTGCTTTCCAACAATGCATCATACTTATTTTGTATTTCAAGATTTGCCGATAGAAGATTATTTTTTTCTTCGGCAAAATCTGCTGTTAAAGTTTGAAGCTTTGCTTCTAATAAAACATTTTGACTTGTTAGTGCCGCTAATTTTTGATTATATAAACGCACTAAAACATTAATATCAACTTCACTTTCGTTATTCATATTTTAGAATGTTCCCCCGTCTAATGTTGAAGTCCAGAATGGTTTATTAGTATGTATACCAGTTACAGCGGTTGGAATTAGGGAAAGGTTCTGAATAGAACCATTATCACCTTCTTTTCTTAAGTTATATGTGTTTGTGAAAGTTCCTTCAACACCAGTCAGAACAATAGTGGAAACTGTTCCTCCAACTTTTACAACACCATATGCATTTGTTGTATCTTGCTTAACAATATCACCAACAGAAAGAGTAACTGAAGAACCAAGTGTTAGATTAACTTCTGTTACTGCGGTCAAAATTTGCTTCGACGTAATAGTCGGAGCATTTGGATTATTTGTTGATGTTTGTAAACCGTTTTCATCGAAGTAAACAACACCATGAGTATTAAAATCTCCAGTTTGGTAATAGATACCCTTAATATCAAGGAAACCTCTAGTTCCAGTTACAACGCTATTAGTAATAGTTGCGTCTGGAATGTAAGTCCAAGATCTAACAGTTGCTGCACTTCCTACATTGGTGCCGTCAATGTATCCGAAGAAACCAGTCTTGTTATTTGCAGTTCCACTACTGGTGTTATAGTTAAATCCAACACCACGGTCAGTATTAGTATCAAAAGCGTGAGTAATTGTTAACTGAGTGGTTGTTGAAATACCAGGTGCAACAGTTGCGTCCTGGAGTGTAATAACCTTACTTGAAGTATCATAAGCAGTAACTGTATTGACGCCAGAGAGCGACAGTGCAGCGTTTCCACTAACAACGTCTCCAGTATTAATACCAGTAACTGAGTCTAGTCTAATTGTACTTACACCAGCAACAACAGTAGTCATTACTGTTCTGATGCTAGTTACATCCCCAAGAATAATGATAGGATCGTTTAAGTCAACAGTTGTTGAGTTTACAGATGTAGTTGTACCATCAACTTGAAGATTACCCTTGATGATAACAGTACCTTCATTACTTAAACCATCTGGGTATGGATCTAAGTAAAGTTCATTTCCAGAAATTGTTGATATTACATTATTTTCTAACTTAATCTGGTCAAAAGTAGCATGACCAGTAATGTTAATGGTTCCACCAACATTCAGGTTTTTCTCAATACCAACACCACCCTCAACAACAAGAGCACCGGTGTCCTTATTAATCGATTCAGTAACGTCACCAATATTAATTGCAACACCATTTGCAAATGCCCAGTCTGCACCTTCAATTTCAAAACGGTCATCCGTTGCTTCGTCGTAGCGCATTGCTACGTTCTTATCATCACCAAAAGTTAGATAAGTATCATCTGGAATTATTACACTACCAATTCCAGTTGGATCTATGATGATATTACCATCAGTGTTAGTTGATGATAATGTATTGGTATCTAATCTAAGATTATCAACGTTCCACTGGTCTACTTTTCTATTGTTATCAAGAATAGCAACAATACCACCGTCACTATTTCTCGTGTTTGATACACCATCAACAGCACCTGGGGAGTGCTCCATCATTGAGGTGTAGTAGTAACCACCTACTGGGTTTACATTATTACCATCATCACCAACAAAAATTCTATCTTTATATTGATTAACACCACCGTAACTGCCAATACCTGTTACATAGGCTAATTCACCCCAATTTAGACTTGATGGTTTATTAGTACCAGAGGATCTTTTAATCCTGATAATACTTGCCATTTTAGAAATTTCCTCCGTTGATGTCTAAATTCTGGGTTGCTCCAGGTGTTAAAGTTAGCGTTGCATCCCACTTTTTAGTAGATCCATTATATACAAGAACCATACCATCTAACAAATTTGTGGCGTTTACATCACTGAGTTCTGATAACGACAATCCTTGAGCGCCAGCAAGTGAAGATATGACCTTTACCGCATTTTGTTGCCCTACTCGGACTTTTATTTCAGCCATTTATACAGATTTTCAGGATCTAATTTATATTTATACTCCTTCCAATCCAACAGATCCAAGTTTAGAAACAACCTCTTGTTGCTTCAAATAAAGTTTATAATAACACTTTGCAATGTTCTGTAATGTTTCAACATCAGTTATAGAGTCTATCTCTGATGCATATTTAAAATATTCAAAACTTTTACTCAAGTTCTCTAAATCAATTTGATCTGGATCCATTTACCAACTCCTTCAATAAGAATTTAATTTCATCAATATCCTTTTTGATCTGTTCAATTTCTTCACGTTGTTTCTTTTTTTCACTTTTCATTTTAAGATATTGTGCATAACCTAAGGTATCGCAATTAACAATTGCCCCACTGTTTTCATCTCTAAAGAGATTTTTGTCTCCTTCTACTGGTATCATTATGCTAGTGCGATAACTCTTAGGTCCTTAAACTCTGGAGATTTAGATTCATTTGTTGAACTCATTACAATCTTAATTGCAAATCCAGTGAATATATCTAAGTTATCTGCAGTAAATTGATACTCTAGGAACTCTCCAGCATTACTTGGACGTACAAAAGCATCTGCTCTACCACTATTCTTAGAAGAATCAATTACGAGATCGCCAAAACCATCACCGTCAGTATCTTTCAGGTTATCATATCCTGGGAATAGAACGAATGATTGATCTATTTCACTAGAATCTGTCTTATACAACTTGTATAGAACTCTAAAGTCTGCCTCTGCAGGTCTATAAGCAGAAACAAGAACTTTAAGAGACGATGCTGGTTGCTTAAGATCAACTCTGTTGGAGATGTATACAGAACTGTGTGGATCACCAGTAATCAACTTAGATCTACTATCTAAAACATAATCTGCAATAGGATTATTAACTCTATTTCTAGACAGAATCAAGAATGCATTTTGTAAATCTAACACTGGGGAAAGATTTGCATCAGTGCTACTCATGTTCACTTTCAATGTGAATGATTTGTTTCTAGGTAGAGCAGACAGTCTATTAGTCTCATTTTGCTGAGAACATACAAGTCTTGGTTCTGGTAAGAAGTTAATCTTATTAAGTTGAACATTTTCATATCCCTTGTCTTGGAATGATACTTCTGTTCCTCCAGAACTTGTACCTGTTACGGTTCTAATTTCTGCATTAACTGTAGTGTTCTTACCTGGGGTAATAGTATTAATGTAAGGTTCAACTCCAGAGAACTGATAGTTTTGAGATGCTGAAATAAGTTTTCCACCAACAACTTTTTCGTTAGTGAAACTTACTTGCGAATCTCCAGTCGATCTACCAAGTCTATTAACCTCTAGGTGATAAACATCCAGACCTCTACGTGCTTTTAGTGACGCACTAGATGGTAAGTTATGAGTTGTGTTAATCTTAGTCAACGACATTCCATTGAGTTCATACTTAAATACAGCATCACCAGATACATGGTTTGTTATTGAAGTTCCATCAACACCTCTTGTTGAAATTCCAAGTGTTCCAGCACCACCTGAACCAGAGTTAACCGAAGTATAGTACATAATCTCATTGTTGACCTTAACATATCCTCTTGATGTGCTAATGCCTTCAAACTGTGCAAATGCATTAGTATTTGCTATCGAAATAACAGTGCTACTAATTGTAACGTCAGAAGTTAACTGAACTGGTACTGTATCTGGAAGAATGTTCTTGATTTCTACAACGTTGTTATCAGCGTGCATACCATGGTTGAACTGACGAACTTCAATAACATTACCAGAATACAGGGCATCAATTTCAGTTGATGAACCTCTGATAACCGTGCTTGCTGTAGCAACTGGGCTAGCACCACTATAGTAAATAAGTGGTTGATTATTAGTAAACGACTCACCTTGAACATTAGTTAGATATAGAGTGTCTAAACCACCAATACCAGATACAGAAATTCTTGCTCCAGTACCTTTAACAACATTACTTGTTGTAACACCAACAATATCACCTACAACATAACCATTTCCAGTGTTTGCAATACTTACAGTATTCACTAATCCAGCACTTGTTACTGTAACTGTTGCAGTTGCACCAGATCCTTTACCGGTAATTGTATATAATGGAACGTTTGTATAAGTTCCACCTGAAGAACCTCCAGAGTATCCTACACCAGCGTTTGCAATTGAAACTGTAGATAATGGACCTCCAGCAAGTTCTACATATCCACTTGAACCAGGTGAAGAAACTGATCCATAACTTACTTTAGTTCCTGGAACAAGAATAGTATTCATGGTGCTGGTAGTTGTAATACCAACTTTCAGTTTTCTTGGATATGTAGTGATTGAATTATCATTCAGATAAGCAATAGCAGATGATTCTGGAATCAGAGGTGGGTTATAGAACCATACAGATCCTTTATTGGAAGTAAACTTAGCTTTGTAAAGTTTAAACTTAAGATCTTGGAACTGGTTTGCAGTCCAAATAGTTCCATTTTGGGACTTAAATAGACTTCCTCCGCCATATTGTTTAGTTACAACAACACTTTCTGCAGATGGTAAGTTACTGGTATTAACAGTCTTCTTACCCATCTCCGCTATCCACATCTTATACTTGTCTGAAGATGGCGCTAAGAATACGAGAGCATACTCTACATTTGGTTGTAGATAAACTGGAGATGGGAATTTAATATTTGTAACTGCTGTTCCATCAGATGAAACATTTATCTGACTTGGTTCCAGTATTACTCTTGCATAATCTGCAACTAACTGACCTGTTGGAGTTCCTAGTTCTACAGTTCTAAGTTCTACAAATAGTCTTTCATTTGGATCCTTTTCTGCAAAGTAAACGTCTGCAGAGGTTAAGAATGCTCCAGTTTCATCTACAGTAAATGACTGTGCAAGAGGATCTTTTCCTCCTCCGCCGCCACCAGCAGGTGGTGGAGGTGGTGGTGGGGGTGGATTCCTTACCTGAACTATATTTGTAATTTGAGTTTGAATTATACCTGTTCCAGTATAAGTCGTTTGTGCAGAAGAAATTGACGCTTTATCTCCAGGCAGAGGTTTGACGTTTTCTGAATTTTGATTTAACTTAAATAGTCTCTCTCCAGTTCTAATTCTAACCAGTGGAACTGGAGTCGTGTTTGGATCTCTAATAAAGAAGCATCCAATTAAGTCACCAAAAGTATCAGTAATGAGTCTAACATTAGATATTGTTGCTACAGCACCACTAGTTTTTCCAACAAGTTTAACACCAATTTTTACATATCCACCATATTTTGTTATTGATTCTTCCGCCAATGAAGATGTATCAATGTTCAGTACTGTAGAAGAAGCGGAATATGCTGATGGTAGAGACTGCGACTTATCGTATGGGTTTGAGTTATATTCTGAGGTTGGACTATTATAGGTTCCTGCTTTGTGGGATGGTTTTGCAGTTCTAAACGAAATAACCTTTTCAGAACCAATAAAACCATCAACATCTTCACCAATGTTAAACGAACCAGAAATCATTGAAATTTCTAGTAACTTAGGAACAATATCAATTGAACTTATATCATCAATGAATGAATAGTGTGTAGTTAATGGTCTTAGTCCAGCAGATCTAAACTCAACATTTCTAGATCTCATAAACGGATCTGGTTCGCTGCTGACCTGAATACTTTCTACAAAGTCATAACTGTCTCCAGCATTACCTATTGAACCATCAGATACTGTTCTTTTGTTTTCAATGTAAATATTTCTTACCCAGTTATCTGAAGATGGATTGAGTGTGATTCCACCACTATATTCTATAATACTGAATGGATTTACATTTTCAACTTGAGTTGCAAATGGTTGCTCTAACCAACCAGTTTCCTCATAGTTTAGAGTAACCAGATCTCCAGTTTTTCTTACATTACTATCAAGAAGATTAAGGTTTGTAGAAAAGTCTGCAGTTGATGGATCAAGATTTGTTGCTAAAGCTGGTTGTAGTTTTAAAGACCAGAAATCTGTTGAAGGTATGAGTTTTCCTTCGGTTGTGTTTACATCACATTTTACATCTGGATTTGTTTTATCAATTAGACTATTGTTTTTAAAATCATCAACAAAAAATCCTGTTTTAAATCTTGATAGACCGTCAGTATCTTGAATTTGTAAAGTCTTGGTATTAACTTCTAGAAGCGAAAGAGATGTTGTTATTTCAAGGTTTTCAATTCTATCCTCTAGAGAACCAATGTCTCTCATGGTATATCTTCTATTATCAACCAAGGTAATCTTGGCGTCTTGTGGGTTATAAAGATATGCTGGTAAGTAAATAGTAGCAATGTCCATTGCTTCTTCAATATTTAAAGAAGCTTTTGGTTCTAAAGCAGAAACTCCTTTAACAATAGAGAACTGTCCAAGTTTATCTAAAATTATTCTATCAATTCTTGGTAGATAGAATGAATATCCAAGTAAAGAACTTTCATTTGGAGTTATAGCAGAATATGCCGTTGAAACTACAAAAGATCTAGTTCCATATGCAAATGGCGATTGTGTTGTTGAAGTGAATTCAGACACTCTTGGTCTAAAGTCTAAAACATCAGAAGCTCTTAAACCATTTTGAAGTAATGGAATATCATTTGTATATCTTTCAGCATCATATGAGTTTACGGTGAAAATATCACCTTGCTGATTGATTGCAACATCATAGTAATTGAAGACCACTAGAAGTTGTCTTGATGGTGCTGGAGTATTCTGTACTCTTACAAGTCTTGAATAGTCATAATATTGCTCCTTTTGACCTTTATCTAAAGTAAATCTAGTTGTTACATCAAGATAACTTCCAACTGTTATCGATTGAATTGATGAGGTAATATTTGACTCTTCAAAAGTAACTACTTCACCAGCATCAAATTTCGATCCATTTAAGTAAACAAAATCAACTTCATTACCAGAACCTGGTAAAGTTACAACCTGAGCAACGGCTCCACTATTACTTCCAATAATTTTTTCGCCAACAAATGTATTAGAGTTTAAACCTAGACCTGATGGGAAGGTTAGTCTATCTAAAATAGGTGTTGAAGTATTGAGAGATTCATATACACATACAATATTAACAACATCAGGAACATTTAAAGATATCTCATTATCTTCGATTCTTGTACCATAGAATAGACTTGTTGTTAAACCACTTACAGATGCGGTAGATCCATTACTGGTTTTTGTGATATTTAAAGTTCTACTTCTAACAAAAGTTTTATTTTTGTTAGTTAAAACTTGCTTTCTTAAAGTTGTGTTGACTGTTACGTTCGAACTTTGACTTGCTCTAAGACCATTTAATGTAATTTGAGTTCCATCAACACTTAAAACAAACTGGTCTGCAGATAGGTCTTCAATAGTTCCATCAGAATAGAAAACTGAATACCTTTCAGCATCATATGCCTCAAAGAAAGCACTTGAAATACCAGTATTAGAAACTGTTATAGTTGCTGTTCCTGCACTGTTAGTTGAAACTTCTCTTACTTGAGAAGTAACAATTAAATTGGAACCAGAAAGATTTACAGAAGATATATTGCTTTGATTTAACTTTGTGTACAGACCAGACTTTTCTGTATTTTTAAAATCTGGAACTCCAAGACTAAATGTAGTCGTTTCTGATGATGATGGTAATGTACCATCACAAACACCATTAACTGATGGAACGGCACTAACCGTCATTGTGTATCCATCAGCAGATATAGAAACAACTTTGTTAAATGTACTTACATTAGTAGATACACCTGTCTTTTGATATCTAATAATTGAATCTGTTTTTATTCCTAAGAACGACTTACCTGGGCATGTAACAATACCTGCCGAGTTTACAGTGATCTTATCTGTTGCATTAAACCCAAATGGAATTTTTCTGAACAGAGATGCATCTGCAGAAAATGCGGTCTTCAGTGCTGGTGTTATTCCTACAGCATTTTGGTAGACCGATTTAATATCCTCAGTGGAAAATGCTCTGACTGAAACAACAGAACGAGCATTAACTAGAGTATCATTGATAGTGATCTGCTCACCAACAATAAATGTTCCAGACGTTTGAGTTAATGTTAAAGTTGTTCCAGAAGGTGCTGTTACAACATATCCAGAACCACCACTACTTAAACCCTTTACATATGAACCTACAGGGCAATCACCAGAGTTCAAAGACTGGTTAATAATCAGTTCAGTATAAGTTTGTACGTCAAAGAGATAAAGATCCCAAGAAGATGATGTATTCTGATATGCAGAATCTGTTAGATTGAATGTATATACTCTTGCATCACCAACTACTGTAGTTCCAGATCCAGCTACGCCTTTTCTTTGATTGAAAAGTTTTACCGTGTTTCCACTGGTATGAATTCCGACGAATGGTGTTCCAGAAGTATTATTGACTCTAAGTAAACTACCAAGTTCAAATGGTACAAGGGCGGTATTTACAGTTTGAGTATCTCTTGGTTTGTCTACGTCTAAAATTGTTGATGCTGGAATATTAATATCATATCCACGAACATATGCAGTTCCTGGAGAAACTTTATAGCATAGTAAATTATCAGATGGTTCTGCACCTTGTTCTGTTTTTTGAGTTGGTAAATATATTCCTTCGTTCTTAATTCTATCGTTTAATGAGTTTAGAGCAGTGACTTCAAAATTCTTGAGTGCATAATCACCAGACTCTTCATAAGTTCTTTTCGCAAAGTAGTCTTTTATGATGGAGTATACAGATTTATCTTGTAACTTTTTAATTACTCCATTATCAATTCTAATTAATTCTACAAAGTTCTTATCATCAAAATCATTGATGCTCTTTTTAGCAAGAACTGTGCTTATTTTTAATCTGTCTGCTCCAGGAGCTGCATAGTTTGAAAACCCTCTAGCGTTATCATTTAAAGATGGGTCATCATTTGATGTAACAATTTCTTCTAAGATGTTTAAACCAACTCTATAAGTTGGTGTGTTAGAATATGGTTCTAAAACAATTAAAGAATTGGGAACATTTACAAAAGTTCCACGTATAAAGTAAACACCAGCAGATAAACCAACTGCAGAACCAGTTGTACACGAACCAGTATCAATTAGAGTTGCAACGGTATCTCCAGAATTAATTGATGTATTTCCATACTGTATACCATCGAGAAGAATGAGTAATTCTCCATCTTCAAATTCAGTTGTTTCGAAGTCTGAACCTGCAGTGATATACTTAACGTATAAAGTTACTTCTTCAACATTATCATTTGGGGGCAGACTGTAGTTTTTAATAACTGCAGTTACTCCAGAGTTTTGACCTTCAACTCTTACTCCTACAAGTTTATCAATATAAAGAGAAACATCTAATCCTAAATGTTCTGCATTAATTTTTACAGAATAATACTTATCATCAAATGTAATTGATCCAGGTATAACCATGGATCCTTCTTTAAAGATATGACTACCAAACGATTCTACTTGATTCTGAAGAATTGACTGCAGTGTAGTCAGTTCTCTAGACTGAACTGGATATCCTGGTTTAAAGAGAACTCTGTAAAAGTTCTTATTGATATCAAAATCATCATAATATGGATTAATGTTGAGATTAGTTTTCTGTGGCATTTTTTAAAATTCCAGGATAATTTTAATATCTTCTTTTTGGCGTGTGTTTCTAGAAATCAGAGGTCTATTATCCAGGTAAATAATTTCCCCTGAGCCTTTATTTATCTCTGGAGAAGCAAGACCGTTTGCAAAATTAACACCCAAGTTAATAACTTTAGTTCCTGTTGGATTGGTGCTAATACCAGTGAAGTTAGTATCAATAGAACCAGTAAATCCACTAGTTCCTGTTACTGCATTTGCTGAAGATTGGAAACTTAAAACTCTACCGCCTGTAGAAATGCCGATATAATCGGTTTGATCTAAAGTTGTTTGGTTAAAATATAGAGATCTGTCTTGAATATACTTCATGACTTTGGTTTCACTATCATATGATGCTACATATCCAACTGCTTTACCGCCAGTCACATTTTGAGTTATCTTTTCTCCAATGGTTGGAGTTCCAGTAACCGAAGAAAACTTCAGCGAATATGTTGATGAAAACTGACTTTGAGTAAATGTTCCTGTTGAACCTATTGAAGTTGGATTTTTTAATATACCAACCTGAGCAAACTTAGTATCAATTGGGAAATCTTTTGTTGAGTCATCAAATCTTGCATAAAGAATTACTCTATCAGTTCCCAACTCTTTGTAAATATCATAACCATGCCCTCTGGATGGAGGAATAATGGGTATCAGTTTTGCAAAAGACCCAGTTGAGTTTCCATTAATGGAACCCAAATCAACTAGACCATAACTATATCCCTTTCCACCAGAAGAAACGGTTGTGTTTGTAATTTTTCCACCAACAACATCAACAATAACTTTTGCTCCAGAACCGTCACCCAAAATATTTAATTCTTGTCCTACACCATTTGAGTAGTTTGCTCCAGGGTTATCAATATAAACTTTTTTAATTTGATTGGAGTTTACAGTAGAGTCACCATTTTCCCTAACTGCCTGTATTTGAGAATCGGTAGATGTTGACCAATCGTTTGGAACAGTGATATACTCTGTAGAATCGAACTTAATAATATCTCCAGGAGAAATACTAAACAAGTACTTCCAAACATATCCATCACCACTAGAACCCGCAGCAGATGGTTCTAAGTCTGTGAAAGTTGGTTCATCTTGAGAAGCATTTCCTGTAGTATTAATTCCAGAAGAACCATTATCTACACAAATGTAAACTCTGTAATCGGAGTTTATCACGTAATAGTTCGCATCATATAGTCTTGAAGACTGGGTAAATGGTGAAGGATTATTAGCACTATAATCATGACGATACATTTCGTATCTGGTGCCTTTAGTCCAGTCAACTCTTCTAATGACTCTCTTTACATTAGCAGTTGTTATTTTCTTACCAAACAACATCGTATCAGATGTATGTGCTTGATATGAAAAATTGTCTGTAGGGTTGGGAACGTTTGTATTCCAGGTTGTTGACCTACCAAAACCAACTTGTGTAGGATTAGGTAGTCCTACAAAAATGTAATAGGAATTAGAATCATTTCCAACAGATTCAATAAAGTTATCAGTATTTAAGATTCTAAACTGATCTGTTACAATTGCAGACATATTATTAGCTTTTTCCTATATTTATACTATACATTTGATCTCTTTCTAAGAGCACCAGT